TAGACAGTAGACCTAAAGGTAAATACCAGGCCTACGCTCAAGCTTATCAGGAATTATTGGATCAAGGGAAACTTTTGCCTAAGGATTGGCATGTTAACATTTTCATAAAATGGGAACTTGTTTCAACTCCAGACAAAGATCCCAGGATCATATCACCCCGATCATACAAGTACAACATACTTCTTGGTCAGTACATTAATAAGTACAATGAACTGGCTATTTACAAGGGTATAGACACTTTATGGGGAGAAGAAACAGTATTCAAGCATTGTACTTTACCTGCGATGGCTGCTCAAATTGTGAGGAAGTGGCAATCCTTTTCCTGTCCGGTAGCGGTAGGGCTGGATGCCAGCAGATTTGATCAACATGTGTCAACGCAAGCGCTTAACTTCGAACATTCTGTTTACAGGCGCCTTTTCCGCAGTCGCAGGAAAGGTGATTCGGAGCTATATTGGTTGCTGAGACGCCAACTTGTAAATTATTGCAAGGGTAAAGGAGACATTTTCGATTTCGAGTATAAGACAGCTGGTAGGATGTCAGGTGATATGAACACTTCTGTGGAAAACGTTATTCTCATGACTTCTGTATTGTTGCATTGGAAGGAGATCTTAGGATTAAATTTCAAGTTAGTCAACAATGGGGATGATTCTGTAGCAATTATGGAACTTTCCGAATTACCAAGATTTCTTGATGGTTTTGATTTGTTCTTTGTTGCTTATGGATTCAACATGGTTGCTGAAGAGCCCGTGTACCATGTTGAGCATATTGAATTTTGCCAAATGAAACCCGTTCGATTGGATCGAGGGTGGATGATGGTGCGTAAGCCACAGAGTGTTTTCAAAGACATGATTGCCATTTCGTCCAGAGGCGTAGCAAAATATTACAATTATCTTAGGGATGTTGGATTTTGTGGACTGTCCTTGTACGCAGATTGCCCTTTAGTCGGAGCCTTTTACAGTGTTCTGAGTCGCCAGGGAAGCGAACGACTAGAAGGGGAATTACAAGGCGGTTTAGCTTACTGGATGAAGCAAGGAGATTTTGAGAAAACACCAGTTCTTCCTGGTGTCTACTCAATCGACAGCCTCCTTAGCTACTGTAAAGCCTTTTCACTCGAACCCATAATCGTAACTGAATTTGAAGAACTTGTTGAAAAAGATCTA